TTCTCTAATAACATAGTCACGAAACATTTCAATAGTCTTATTTACTTTTTCAAGTTTTAACATTTAGTCATTGAATTTTGAATTGCAATATCAAATGTGGTTGTAACACCTGCTATTTTATTTTCAAATCTTTCTGTAAAAAATTCTATTGATGCAGAACCATTTACTAATTCATAATCATCACTTAACGAACCTCTATTTAATACTTCTAAAAATCTATTTGCAACTGCTAATTGTGTATTTAAAACATCTTGTTCGTTATCATTGCCTATAAATATATCTGTAGTTAAATCTTTAGACTCATCTACAATATCCATACTTAAAATAGATATATTATAATTCAATACAGGACCTTGATATGAAACTGAATTAACTATAATATGACTCAAAGGAAATATAGTTTGTTTGTTTAAATCAACTTTAAATATATCACCAGTAGTAACTGTATTTACAAAAATATCTTCTTGTAATTGATTCTTAATTGCTTGTGTTATTCCGTAAAATGTACTCATTATCTTTTCTTTATTAAATCTGATTCTATTTGATTCTTTTGTTTTTCAAATGTTAGATATGTTAAACATTGGTTAATTGGTAACTCGGTAACTCTATCAAATTCGATAAGGTTTCCTTGAGCAATAGCATAGATTGAACTATACCATCCCCATCTTTGTCCGAATTGCGTTGATGCAGAATAGTCTGAATCTCCTGGTTGTTCTCCAAATAAGTCAGTGTACTTTTCAATAGTTCGTTGCCTAAAGTGTAAAAAAAAACATTAGCACCAAATACAACATCTAATGGTGCGTGTTTCATTACATCTGAATAAGTTATAGAACCATTATACTTTTCAATCTCATACGTGCCATTTAAGCCATTCTTTTTAATTGGTCTATATAATACTGCCATTGCTTTATGCATATTGTCCCAGTCAGTTATATACGTATCTAAGTCCGTATATTCACCAAAAGTCATATCATCTAAATTAGGTATAAAACCAAATTCAACTCCACCCATTTTAAATCTATTGATAAACTTATGGTTTTTAACATCAAACATTTTACCTAAAGAATTTGTAATTTCAACTACATCTTTATATCTTATTTCCGCAACTTCTTTTAAGTCTATACCACAAAATGTTTGTACCATTTTCTGATGTAGAAACTCACTATCTTCATTGTCTTTAGCTATCTTTAAAAACGCCTGATATTGTGCTAACTTAATTTCTTTTAATTCTGTTGGTATGCTAATTTCAAACTTCATATTATTGTTTTTTTATATTAATAAAATAAAGTTGTAATTGTATTAAACTAAATAGCAAAGCTATTAAAACAAAAAAAAGACCTACATTTCTGTAAGTCTAATTTCCAATTATTAATTAACCAGATTTAATTTTCACATTCGTATGCTTTTTTACATTCTTTATTACAATAAGTCTTTTCACATTCTTCTCCGCAATATGCACATTCGTTTTCTAATTCTTCTAATGGATATTCATTCATAGCTTTTGTTTTTAATTATACGCAAATATAACACTTATGTTTTAAATAAAATACATTTAACAAATATTTAACTATTCAAATAAGCACTTGCTATTAAATACATTTCTTGCATTTTTTTAATTTCGCCTATATTTCTTGGTAAGTTAATCATTACTTCTACATTCTTAACGTGATGTAAGTAACATTGTATTGTGGCAATCATTTGTCCGTAGCTCATAATTTAATTATTAGTTTAATATTATACAAATATATACAATTTTAATATATAAAATAACTTCCTTTATTTGGGTTCTCTAATTGACTCATAATTGCATATCTCATAGCATCTATTGCGTGATTATAAGAATCAATTGGTTTATTCATTTTAACTCCTGATTTATCTGTTAACCATATATAGTTTCTTAACTCATTAATTAAGTTCTTACTTCTTGATGTAACGTATATCTTGTTTTGATTGATTAAATTAATACCATATAAGATACTGTCTTTACCTTTTGATACTGGCAATATATTATGTCCGTATGTATTTAGTTCAGCTATTGATTTTGGCTCAGCACTATCAGCGTAAATAATATCGTTTACTTCATTTGCTTTTAATAGATTAGATATATCGTTATTTAATAAACCTTTCTTATAAATTAATTCATCAAATATATAAGCATCATTATATTTATACATAGCAACTAAACTTGTCGGGTCATTACTATAACCAAAATCCATTCCATAACACAATATCCTTGCATCTAATGGCATATCTATTTCATTCCAATCAGTTATACAAACTCCTTCTAAAGAACCTGTTTGTCCAAGTCCATATACTTGCCACCAATTCGCCCAATATGTAGATGTTAATGCTTTAACCTTTGCTGATTCTATTTCTTTTATTATAGTATCGCTTAATGCTTCATTGTCTAAATATGTTAATGTAATAAAGTCTACATTATCTTGTGTTAATATTTCTTTGTCAACCCAAAATGTAGATGCTGGATTATAATCTAACCATATATCACCTGATGTTCTAATAGCCATTTGATAATAAGAATCAAAATCTATATTGTTACACTCATTAACATATAAAATGTTACGCCTTGCACCTCTAAGTTTATCAGGTTGGTCTACAGAAAAGAATTCAATATAACTACCATTTGCAAATGTGTATTTTAAAGTACTCTTATTAAAATTAGCATCTGTATATCTACCAAGTGCCATTATAATCTTTAAGAAGTCTTTTAATGCACCTCTACGTAAATGTGGTATTGATTCTGATACTACACTTATTTCAAGCATAGGTTCTTTTATTGCTTTGTCAATTAATAAAGGTAAAATACCAAAAGTTTTACCCGCTGATGTTCCACCTCTAATAACTTTAATACGTTGCTTTAAACGCAATAACTTTTTAATTGCAGTAGTTACTATAAATTCCATAAGATAATCGTTTAAACTAAGTCTAAATCATCTATATTAAATATAGGTTGTTCATTTGTTACAGTTATATCTTTCGTTTCTCTTGGCTTACCTGCATAATAGTTATAAAACAATTGAGTGAATTTAAAATCCCCTTTCTCCAATCCTTTTTCTAATGCTTCAAATGCTAATGGTTCTAATGCAGAAAGTTTCTCAATCAGTTTAACTTCTTCTGATTTAGATTTTCTACCTGCATTTTCTCTTTTGCCTCCGTAATTACTTTTATTTTCCATCTTGATAGAATTTGATTATTCATTTTGAAATAATAATAAATAAAATCTATTGTTGTTTAAATTAGTTCATCAATAATTATATTGTGATGGTCTAATAAATCATATATTTTTTCGAATACTCTTTCTATTCCATCTATTTCATTTTCATTAACCGCTTGATTAATCAATCCTTTTTTAGTATTATATACCAATTCAAATATAAAGTTTGTCATATCCATTGCTTTGACTGTTGCAAGATATTCTGTATTATCTTCAGGTAGATTAAATTTTAATATTGCTTTCATAAGTTTATTTGTATTTTAGTTGTTGGACAGCTCATTTTATGTACTCCATTTGTTTGATGGCAATACTCACATTCTATTTCCCAATAGTAATCACATTCTAAATTATTGTTAGGTGGTTTACAGAAATACGATTGTCTATACTGACTTGGTTCTGCTTTATATCTGTAACACGTTGAACTTAGTTCGCAATTGTTACCATTACACATTGTTATATCCATTATATTTCGTTTTTTATATATTTAATTATGTTTTCTAATATATCTAATGTTAAAGATGATTTTAATAAATTTGCTTTTCTTGAAATTACCCTAATATTTCCTTTTACATATCCTTTATTGTTATCTACTCTATCTAAAGACATAGCATTAAATAAATATCCATCACCTTTTTCAAGTTTACAATTTAATATCGGACAATTAATTGGAATAATAATATCTGATTCTTCTATATTAAATTCAGTATTATATTTTCTTGCTCTTGTTCTTGCAACATACCACAAATAATGTTGTGGATTTTCAATAAATTTTTTCTTTCTTACTGATTCATAATTCACTTTATTTTGCATACTTCTTTTATCTTTATTTGCTTTTCTATATTCAATATCGTATAATCTTTTTTCTTCTTTATTTCTCATCTTATTTGTTTTTATAAAGTTTACTTAATTCTTGTGCTACTTCTTTCCAGTGTTCTGTTTGTTGCATTGTTCCTGATACTAATGTTCTATTGTATTCTTTTGGGTATTTATCGAATAGTATCTTTGCTCTTTCTTTTGCTGTCATAGTTTCTCTATTTCTTGTTTAACTTCTTGCCAATAACTCATTCCTGTTGATGGTTTCCAAATGAATTGATTTAATATCTCATCAACTGCTATTAATGCACATTGTTTTGCCCGTTTATAACTCATTGATAATTCCCATTTGTTTCGAGTCCTTTGGATAAAACTATCTACTAAATCTAAAGCTTTTTCTTTTGGTGTCATATGTTTTTAATTATAATTATTATTGATATTAATATTACTGCAGAACATATCCAAGATACAATTTCTACAATTTGTTTTTCATATTTCATAGTTTTATATTATTATTCATTTTATAAAAAGCATTTAATCTATCTGTTATTATTTCATACTGCATTGTTCCGTTTGTTTCTTGCAATAGATTATTTAAGTTTTCTATTATTTCATAGTCATATCTTTTTATTTGTTTTTGTTTTCTTAAGTCTATTTCTAATTTGTCTTTGTCATAAGTTAATTGATATACTCTTTGTTGTAATTGTTCTACTTCATTAAGTTCTTCTATTTGTGTTTCATCTACTTTTACAAAGTGTGACATTATTATTTCTTTAATCTTTTTTAAGTCTGAATTATCTTTAGAATATACTTCATACATTCTTAATGCGTGTATGATTGTAGCGTGATTTAAATCTATTGTTTCTCCTATTGATTGTAATGTTTTATGTGGCTTTAATTGTTTTAGTATTGTGCAATATAAACTTCTTATTTCAACTGTATTTTTCTTTCTTGTTTTTATGTTTATATCTTCGCCTGTTTCTTGTAGTATTATTTCTTTTAATCTTTCTGTTATTTCCATTTTAGTATT